TCAACCTCGTCATATCCTCCCTCCTCATGAGACTCCGCATGAGGAGGAAAAGGAAAATCTTGCTCATTGCCTGGGAGGATCGATTGACCCTCTTTTAATACCTGAACATGCTCTTTTATGTTGCTCATGGTCTCCTCATTTGCTGCTCATGAGTTTCTTGTATCCTACGAATGAGTCAGTGATCAACATCTCGTGAATTGCGTCAAGTGTCGGATCAATTTGGTCGTCATGTTTGTGAGTCATCAGAGGCGTGAATTTCTCAAACTCATACAAATACTCGTCAAGCCAATATGCTTGACGGGGCAAGACAACTTGACCTTGAGCGATCCGCGGTGAGCCTGATTTGGCCCGGGAAACTTTGTCCTTGTCCCTGGGGATCCCCTCGACATACCCGTTGCCCCGTTGAGCGTTGATCGCTTGGATCAATCCGGTCCCCGAAACCTTGTCCTCAACTCGCCTTGCCCGGGCCCCCATATGATTGCGCTTTTGCTCAAACTCATGACGATCGCAAAACTGCAGAAATTTTCTCTCAAGGTCAGGAGCCTCCCACTTGCCCCGGACTTGATCGATTAGATAAATCCGACCATCAGACCCCATTGCCCAACATTGGAAAACGGAAAAATCGTGAATCTCTTTTGCCTTTTGAGCAGTGTCCGCATATATGATTTTGTAGTTAACCGGAACCCTCTCACCGTCCTCAAGAACTATCACATTTTCAACGGGCCAATATTCAGCGTAATACGGAAACCACGCACGCTTGAACACTGAGCCCCCGTCCGGGGCCGGTCTTTGAAGATATTGACTCGAAAATGTGTAAACGTCTTTTTTGAGCGTCTTAATGTCGGTCTCATCAATCTTGTATGGCCACAAAGGCCCGGGCTTATACCGATACCGGATCGGGATCCCTGAGATCCACTCAGGGGGATAATCCTCCCGATCACCCTCCTCGATCTCAACGGGCATTTCGAGATGATACCATTGATCCCCGGTCCCCCCGCTGAGACAGAATCCCGCGGGATCGTTGTCGTGGAGTCTTTGCATTATGAGGACGATCGGAGTTTCTCTCTCAAGCGCAAGTCTGCTCTTTATCGTGTTTGTGATCTTGCGGTTTGTCCGGTTGAGAATAGCATCCGAAAAAACATCCTCAGGCTTGATCGGGTCATCGATCACAATTCCCCCGCTGAAACCGGGCTCCATTTGTCCGGCTCGAAACCCGGTCAACGTACCTCCTGAGGGAGCAACCCTCATGCCTCCCCCAAACTCATTGAACCATAAATTATTCGCTTTTCGATCTTGCCTGATTTCCATCGGCCAAAGTTGCTGAAACTCAGGGGAGGTCACAACCCGCTTGATCTCACTTGAGTTGTTGAGGATTAGATCATCGCTGCAGCTAGTGTGAATCCATTTGGATCGGGGGTTGACCGCAAATCCCCAGGCTATGAAAGCGATAACAGCGAGCTCGGTTTTGGTAAAGCCCGGGGGGATGTTGATAATCAGCCGCTTGATCTCCCCCTTGGCAACCCTCATCAATGTCCTTGCGATTACTTTATGATGCTTGCTCAGGATCGCACGTTGCCCGGTCCTCACTTTGAAGAAATAGCGCCAGAAAAGATAAAAGTCTTGCTCAAGACAATGCTTGAGGAGTCTCAGCTCATTTGGGGTCCAATCGTGGATCAACTCTTGAGCGGCGCTAGAATTCACTGAAAAAGGTCTCCTCAAAGCGCTCAATCTCCTCAACTGTGAGAGGCTCAGTCACCGCGACACTTGCCGACAAGTGACCGGAAATCTCAACCGCTTTGCGCTTTGCGTAAAGGAAATCCATGAGCTTAGTTGCCGCTTGAAAGGAAACATCAGCGGGGACGAAATCCCGCATAAAACGATCGTCAGAGGTCACGATTTCAACTATCTCAGCCCAGTCCTCAGGCTCAGGGGTCTCCTCATTTCGACCCCTCTTGACAAGCTGATACAATCGGGAGGTCTGCCCGGGCCTGGGATCCTGACCGGCCATGAGCTCAGCAAGAAACCTCCCAGGATCGGGGGCTCCTGTATCATCGCAATACTTGCCCAGCTCTTGAGCAAGATCCCACGATCGTTGACCTTTTGTCTTTTTTAGTCTCTTTTTCATATTCAAGACCGCGTATACCATTATTTAATGAGGACAATGATCGAGTCAATAGGCAATATCTGAGGGGGAGAAACGGAAAAAAGCGAAAAAAACCCCGGGTCCTATCTTGGATGATCGACGATAGGAGCCCGGGGGAAAACGGTGAACGGGTCTCTTGCGCTAGAGTCCCCCGTTTTTTCGTCTCGCTGAGGATTACTCAACCATGACAGACCTCCCGCGGTTTTCACTTCCCGTCAGTTGCCCGGGTAGCATGATCAAAAAGAATGATACACAAGACCCCCGGACCAGTCAACCGAAAAAAGCGTTGACCCGCTCTCCCAGGTCATCCCCAGCCCCGCGGATCCACGCATCAATAAATCACCGCATTTAATGACCGCTATGTCCGCAAGGGCACAACGGCCCCATTAAATCGCCCGAATTATTGCATAAACGTATCGCCAGCCCGATATTACCTACAAATCACTCACTGTGGTCAAATGTGCGACAAATGAATATTTATTTTTTGGCCTCCCCTTACGTCCTAATAATTATGAATTATTTTTGCATAAATTTTCCTGTTAATTCCCGCGAATTAAAAATCCATGGTCCCTCATTTCTATGCATTTATCCCACATTTGACCACAGTGAGTGATTTGTAGGTAATATCGCCCGTCCGATACGAAAATTCAGAAAATCGGCCCTTTTTTCTCAAAGTCTCAAAACACCCCATCTATATACATAGGAGAGGACCTGAGGCAAAAGCGGCCTCTCGGCCCAGCGGAAAAGATAGTCTATTTATTTTCGCTTTTTTCGACCCCGATCGCCTATATACCTAGAGCTATAGCTATTTCAGACCTAAAAAAACATGTATAAACAAAGATCGCTATTTTTTGAGAGGTAAAAATCTGTAAAATTTCCGTGAGCGCGTCAGGCTTTTTTCTCAATGTATATTTATAATACAAACTTATAATCATGCATGTTTTTTGCGCTCTAAAACAGCTATAGCTCTAAGTATATAGGCAATCAAGGTCGAAAAAAGCGAAAATTAATCGAACCTATTTTCTCAAAAACCGGGGGCTCAATGAGGACCTGACCCAATCCCCGGACCATCGATCCTCGGGCCTCAATGTCTCCCGGTCAAACGGACCTGATCTCAGTGTTGAGGAAAGGCCTATTGACAACCCCTCTCTCATGGGTTACTTTTCCCGCGTTCGGATTTCGTTGAGGTTTCCTTTCGGCCTCAGCCCGGGTCAACACCCTCCCAGTTGGCCCGGGCATTTTTTTTGCTCAAAATGGTTGACTTTCGCTTTTTTCGGTAGTAAGCTCCCCTCTTGTCACTCACGTTTGAGAGCCTTGAGGGGAGCTCCCCTCCCCCCGGACCCTCTCAGACTCAAGACAACGTGAGTGACACTCTTACCGTCTGAGGGAGGACAATGAGCGATCGCGGTGAAATTCTAGGACATATAGCCTTCGGGCTTATCATGCTTGTGATCGTCCTCAACGTTTCCCTTTCATCAGATAGACCCCAGCAACCCGGCAAGCGGCCTCAGCCCGGGCCCAACTGGTTTGAGAGGCTTGCTCAACGTGTCAGGAGCCTCAAGCGATGAAACCCAGCACAAAGGACAAGCGGTCTCAGCCTCAGTTGCCCGTTGTTTACGTCAGGATCGATCCCGACAATCCCAGAATTGCTCATTTGTCAGACAAGAGCTCACCGCGGCAAGGCCCAACCTATTGCAAGCTCAAGCCTGACAACACCGTTGCCGTGATCACCGATAGCAAGAGCTTGACCCGTGAGAACATTTATAAGAATTGCAACGCGATCGTGAGGAAACGTGTGAGGCGAAAAGCGCTCAAGGTCTGAGCAACTATCCTGGGAGGGATCATGAAAGTATTAGAGGAACACCGCAAGCAATGGCAACCGTGGATCAATTTGCATAATCGGAGTCGGTCAAGAGATTATCGAAAAATAATCAAAGAAACTCCCTCGAAATTTAGGCCCCTTGTTGCCGCGATTCTCGCCGTTGCAAAATGGCATCCCTTACAAACAAAGTTTAGAATTGGGCACGGTTCTTGCGGTTTGTGCGTCCAGTATCGACACGGAAATGGGCATTGTGGGAAATGTCCTCTCCCCAAAAAGGATAAAGGGAAACGATGCACAAGCATTGACTCTCTTTATACTGCTGCAACGTACTACAACCCGAATCGGGATCTATACAGGTCAAGAATGTTCAAAGCTCTCTATTCGATCTATGTCGATGAATACGAGAAACTCTTTGGGGAGGGATCAAAATGAGTAACATGACGATCGTACATCTCAAACTCAATGAGATCATGCTCAAGATCGGTGAGCACATTGGTCAAGGGTATTACAAATATACCTTGAGAGAAAACAAACTCATCATTGAGGAGTTTGATCTAGCTCTTGTCGAATTCATTGAGAGAGCGGTCAAAGACGCAATCGAGGATCGGGAAACGTTTGACCGGGATCCCGATCCCCCGCGGGATCGTGTTTCATTTCCTATCGATCTCAAAACCCGTTGTTGTGAGTTGTGCTCTCATTTTGAAGAGCATAGTAATGAGACGGGTCGATGTAACCAATTCGACAACGCTACAGTTTACAAGCCGTATTGTTGCTCCCGATTCCTGAGACGTGTCAAGCCCATTTGTCAGAATTGTGACCACTTCGATCCCATCAACGGGGCTCAAGGGACTTGCGGTCTTGATGAGGAGGTAAGGACGCGGGTCCATACCTGTAAGCAGTTTCAATACACCGTCAAGGACTCAGACATTGAGCGAGAGGCCCCGGCCCGTCCCCCGGACCGCTGCTCAGACTGTCAACACGAATTCAAGCGCAAGCCCCCAACCCTTGAGCCCCTCAGGTTGTGTCCCTTTTGCGGATCTGACGCGATCGAGGTCACTGTCAAAGGAGGCTGGGTCACTGTTTGCTGTCTCAACTGTCACCGTCCGGGTTGCCCATATGACACAACCGGGCCTTTTGCATCAACCAAAAAAGAAGCGATCAAGGCCTGGAATCTGAGAGCTTTTGAGACGGGGGATGACTCATGAGGGACAATGAGCAAACGCGGCAACTCATTTGCAGGATGACGGGGATCCCGTTAACAACTCAAATCGATCGAAATGGGATCCTTTGGGCGTTAGGAGTTGCACTGCTTGATCTCAAACTTGAGGTCAGAGTCATCCGTTTTGTTTTGCTCATTGTCCTTGTATCTCTTTTCGCGGTGATTTTTTCAATAAGCTGGGAGGGACCATGAAAAAGCGTTTCTCATGTCGGATCGGGATCCACAAATACCGACACGTCAAGATCGAACAATTCGACTTGCCCAGCTTAGGGGATCGGATGACAGGTGAGATCACAACCCGATCTTGTGTCCATTGCAGCAAGGTCAAAGAGCAAACCGGGAGACTCATCAACAACGGCCTCAGCGCTGATATTGTTCTTGAGGACCTGATTGCCTATCGGGAATATGAGGAGAGACAAAATGAAAAAGTATAGACTTGAGGAACAATTGCGATTTGAGGACATCAACCGTTTGATCGTGCGGTCTAAGATCTCAAGGGCCTTGCATATCGTTGAGCTTGTTGCTCTCACTTTGATTATACTCAAACTCACGGGGGTTTTCTCATGAAATGGATTCTTGACCCCGGTCACAGTGGACTAGTTGACGGATATTATCTGACACAAGGCAAGCGCTCCCCTGAGGTCCCTCCCGGGATCTATGAGGGAGAATTCAACCGTAACGTTGCTTTCTACATTGAGCAACTGAGGGACGGTGACACGGTGATCACCGCTCAAGGACCTCTCAACCCAACCCTTGCCTCAAGGACCGCTTTTGCGAATATGCTACACAAGAAATTCGGCAATTGCGCTCTCATCTCGATACATGCAAACGCTGCTCAAGGCAACGGTTGGACCCCCGCTCAAGGTCTCACGGTGTTTACTCATCCCCAGCCCAGCCCACGATCGGCAACGTTGGCCTCATTGCTTGAGGATGAATTAAACCGGGTCAAATACACTTACTCAAGAGGGATCAAAAAGGCCCGTTTTGCAATGCTCACAAAGACTCAATGTCCCTCAGTTTTGCTTGAGTTGGGATTCATGACAAACAAAGAGGAGGCTGAGAGATTGGCCGATCACTATACGCAACTCAAGATCGCTGAGGCAATCTCCCGGGCAATGACAAGCTATGAGGAGATAATATGACTGAGACTCAATATAAGATTTCGATCAAATGGTCAGCGATTGCTATTAGTGAGGTTAAACATGCAACTGTTTTGGGATCCTCAATAACCGCTTGCGGGAAAAAGATCCCTCAGAGACGTTATCATTTTTCTCATTTCAACTATCGAAAATGCAAAATATGTCTCAAGGTCTTGCAACCTTTCGAAGTGAGAGATCTCTCATGACTGATCAACCTGTCAACAACCGCGATCACTTGCTCACTGAGACCTTTGAGAAAACTCCTGACATGAGTGCTCAACCTGAGGAGTGGAGAGAGCACAAAATCAAAGCGCTGGTCAAATTGGGTTATCCTCAAGAGCTAGCTGAGAAAAGAGTTGATGAGCCCGGGCCTGATGTGTTTGTCAAGCAACGGGTCATGAGTGATCTTTCCCGGGGAGTCCCCCTTGAGAAAGCGATCAAGAGAGCTCACAAGGCCTGGAAAAGACGTTGTCAGCTCGTAAGAAATGAATACTACCAGATCACCGGGAAAAAGCTCAAATGATTGACTATACAGTGATTCAAACGGTAACAGGGAAAGATCTTGATGATTACGGGCAACTTTTCGGAATTCATCGGAGCAAGGGATCTGACGCTGAATTTAGGAAACGGATCCTATTCTATTTGACCAAACCAACGCCCGGAACAAAAGAAGCAATCGCGGGATCTTTTGAGGATTTCAAACACAATCAGATCCCTTTAGGGGTTGAGTCTCGCTTGATTATTCGGGGGAGACCTCCCCGGTTTTCAATTTGGGAAAAGTTGGCAATGTGGTTTTTGAGACTCGCAAAATACGAAATCATATAGCTCAATCTGACGCTCAATGAAACGGTCTCTCAACCCGCGAATTCTCGATCTCTATTTGTCCTTAGGACGTGAGCTTTTTCCGCTCATCCAAAATGACAAGAGACCACTTCACAAAGAGTGGAGAAAAAGACGCTATACACCGTCAGAGTTATACGGATACGTTAAGAAAGGTTGTAATATAGGCTGGCGGTTGGGTCCCCTCGATTGTGTCATTGATGTTGACCCGCGCAATGATGGCAAACGCTCTCTCAAGAAACTCAACCGGGACCTCTCAACCTTTGACCTTAGTGACATTTACCCCACTGTCCAAACCGGGGGAGGGGGTTTGCACTATTACACAACTCTCCCTGAGCGGGTTTCGATCCGAAAGAATCTCAAGGAATATCCCGGGATCGATTTCCTCTCATTTGGGCGTTATGTCGTGATTGCTGGGAGCTCTCATCCCTCAGGGATCCCCTATCGGTTTGACGAGTTGTCACCGTTTAAGCGGTTGGGAAAGAAAATCCCAAAAGACTTATTTGACCGGATCGGAAAATTTGACCTTGAGGATGACATTGCAAAGATCAGCGCTTGCAATACGATCGCAACCCGGACACTCAAGGACTTGCTCAAGCAACTCCCAATTGAGGAGTATGACTCTGATGATAAATGGTTCCCGATCATGGTTGCCGCTCATCATGCAACTCAGGGTTTCGGTCTTGACGTTTTTCTCAATTGGTCTTTGGGGGATCCTCGATATGCTGATCATGCTGAGCGAATTAAACGACGTTGGGAGAGTTTGAGGCATGACAGCGACTCACAAATAACAGTCAATACAATTTATGCTGAGGTCATTGAGAGAGGGGGTGAGCTCCCCCCGCTTGCCGTTGTCAGGGACTTTGAGATCCTTGACGGGCTTGACGCTGATGAAAATGAGGAGTCAGACGAAAAGAAAAAGTCCATACTGGACAAGAAATTTTCAAGAAAAAAGGTCATCAAAGAGGCCCGGAAACTCACAAAATATTCTGCAGCAAAAGCGATACATGGGATCCTTGATAAGTGTCACAATTTTTCTGAGCTTGATACTGAGTATATCCTTGCGATCATTCGCACAAAAACTGAAATGCCTCTTCCGTCCCTTAGACGTACCCTCAATGAGAGGAGGCGAAAAGCGCTAGCCTCTGAGGATGACATTGAGGATCTAGGATACTACCTCACTCAAGAGACCATCAAGCAAGCTCGAAAGAATGACTCAGATATTGTGTATGCAATTGACTCAAGATTTTGGGAATTTGATACAACTCATTGGATCCCGGTCCCCTTTGCAGTCATGAGATCGAGAGTATTGGACCGGGCAAAAGCGATCAAGAAAGAAAACCCATCAATAACTCAGCCGATCTCCTCTCTTGTTATGCAAGCAACTCAATTACTTGAAGCTGAAACAGCTAGGCAAGACGATCTCTTTGGTTTCCAGAAACCCCCCAAAGCAGTAATCAACACAAGGACCCATGAGATACATATTGACATTGCAACCGGGGAGTCAGTTGCTCAAGAGCACAATATTGAGAGTTATCTCACCTATTGTCTCAATGCTGAGTATGACCCTCAAGCCCGTTGCGGTCTGTTTGACCGGACACTCAATGAGATCTTTGATTGCTACATAACCCGGGATCGAAAAGAGGTCATAAGACATTTATGGGAGGTCATTGGATATACAATACAGCCTCACAAAGATATTGCTTGCTGGGTCCTTTTTCATGGATCAGGATCCAACGGTAAAACGTTGATCCTCAATATCGTCTCAGCTCTCCTGGGAGATTTTGCGCTTGAGAAATCGATCCGTGAGCTTGACGTTGCAAAAAATGCTCATGCATTTGCTGACCTCCCGGGCAAGCTGGCAATGATTGATGAGGACGTTTCAAGCTCAACGCTACTCCCTGACGGGGCTGTCAAGAAAGTTTCCGAAAACAAAATGTTGGTTGCTAATCCAAAAAATCGGCCAACTTTTCGATTTCTCAATACGGCAATTGCTTATCTGAGCTCGAATAGTTGGCCGAAAACCCGCGATCTCAGTTACGGGCTCAAGAGGAGAGCTCTTGTTTTCGATTTCGATCGACGTTTCACCCCCGCTGAGATAGACCTCACAAGGGGAAAGCGGATCATTGAGTCTGAAATGAGCGGGATCCTCAACAAAGCTCTCAGAGGCCTCAAGCGATTGAGGGAGCGGGGATCATTTGATGTCCCCGGGCCTTGCAAAAAAGCGATCGAAACATGGTACTATGAGAGTAATCAGATCATGCAATTTCTCACTGAGCACTATTATGAGACGGTCACCCGCAAAGGGACACCGTTTCTCAAACTATATGATCAATATGTTGAGTGGACTCACGATCAAGGGAGCAAAAGAAGCTATTCGAGACAAGGACTCAGGCAAGCTCTTGAGTCAATGGGTCACCGCTACAATGAGAAAACGGGCAACGTCTCAGGGTTACTCCCTGAGCTGAGAGAGGATGAGAAATGAAAAAGGGACAAAGGATCAAATTGAAGCAATCGAGAGTTGCTGAGGCTATGTCAATGGTTGGGGAGACTGGGACAGTAACCGGGAAAAGTTTGAGCCACAAGGGAGTCTATACGGTGAAACTCGATAACCCTCCCGGGCCAAAGACCGATCGGTTACTCAAGACAAATGGAATTCATGAGAGCTATCTTGAGGAAATCGAATGAGGACGATCAAAGCTCTTGTAACCTCATTGCTTGAGTTTCTTGAGGACTATTTTTGTGAGTCCTATGAGGATGAGGAGATCGATTGACCTCAAAGCGCAAAAAAGGCCCGTACAAAACCCGGGCTGAGAAAATTCTCAGCTTGCTTTCTCGCAATCGGCAACGCTGGTTAACCTGTAGGCAAATCGGGTCAATGCTCGTCTCAAGAAAAGCGGTCCCCAGGCCAACAACTCAACGGGAGGTCAAGTTGCTCATGGGATCAGTTGGGACAACCCTCAGATATATGAGGGAGCGGGGGCAAATCGATCACCGTCTGATCCGTGAGACCCGCTATGAGTATAGAGCTTTTCGAGTCGATAGTAATCACGAGAATATTTGTTGTCACCTTTGCCGCTCAACTGATGATCTCGATCGGTATCGGGGAAAATGGCATTGCCGAAACTGCCTCATAGGTGAGGAGGATAACTCTGCAACGGTGCAAGCGCTGACCTCAACCGGGGGCTCAAATTTGGGACTTGCGAGCAAATGAGGAGACTCAATGAGCTGGCATTATTTGCGGGAGGGGGAGGCGGTTTGCTCGCCTCATATTTATTGGGATGGAAAACGATCGCAGCGGTTGAAATCGATCCCTATTGCCGAAAAATCCTCTTGCAAAGACAACGCGATCAAATCCTTGAACCTTTCCCGATCTGGGATGACATCAGAACGTTTAATCCGTTGCCTTTCAAGGGTTGTATTGATGTGGTTAGCGGGGGATTCCCCTGTCAGGATATCAGCGCGGCAGGTAAAGGTAAAGGATTGTCCGGGGAACGTTCAGGCCTTGTTTTCGAAATGCTCAGAGTTGTTGAGACAATACAACCTGAGCTTGTTTTCGCGGAAAACTCTCCGCTTTTGCGCTCCCGTGGTCTCAACGTTATCCTCAGAGAATTTAACCGCATGGGGTATCATGCTTGCTGGGGAGTGCTGGGAGCTGGGGACCTCGGTGCACCGCACAAAAGAAAAAGAATGTGGATCGTTGCCCAACTTGCCAACTCCAACCGCTCAGAGTTACGGGAGCAACCGGGGAGGGGCTGCAGGGAGGACGGGCAAAGTGAGACATTCTTTGCAGTCGATGGCGAGTCAAAACAATTGGCCAACCCCCCGGGCAAGCGACGCGGATCGGGGAGGACGTGGGGAGTTACTGGGAAAGATCAGAGGTACAAAAGGCTACCGGGGGATCCCAACCCCAACGGCAAGAGATTACAAAGACGGATCCGCTCAGAGTTGCAAAAATGTCCCGGTCAATTGCTTGCTGGGGAGGCATGTACACACGATGTCAAACACTCAACAAACTGGGTCATTGAACCCGAATTGGGTAGAGTGGCTGATGGGGTGGCCTATCGGGTGGACCGAATCAAAACCCTTGGCAATGGGCAGGTTCCGATCGTGGCTTGCGTTGCATGGAATATCCTCAGTGAAATGCTCAACGAAAAAAGATCAACGATCCCGCTCTTTTGAATTATTTTGAGAAAAAAGCGAAAAAATAGTTGACATGGGTTTTGAGACGATCTATTATCAGGGTATCAACTGACCTGGGAGGGTCAACGGTCAAAGAGGAGGAAACCAAATGACAATCGAAAAAACAACCCCGATCGAAAAAGATCCCGTTCAAAAAGCGGCAATGAAATACCTTGAGCATTTGCAAAAAATTCAAATGAGCAACCCGCCCGATTCTTTGCCGTGGATACAGGCCTCAAAAGAGATCAACGCTCTTGCTAACACAATGGCGTGTTATGTACACAAGAAAAGACAACATGAAATTGATGACCGAAAAAGACCGATTCTTTTTCCATGAAATACGCAATTCAACACATCAACGGGGACTTTTGGACCGGGTCAAGCTGGGGTCCCCGGTCTGAGGCCCGGTTGTATGCTGCTCATTACCGGGACCTCCCTGAATTCATCGATGACACTGAGGATGAGTTTGAGCTTATGTTGTATGTTCATAACTCTCACCCGTTTAGGGTTGGGGAGATTGACGCGAAATACTATGAGCCTCTCAACAAGAGAGGTCAGGAGGATCCCGTTGCCGCGGTGATCGTAATTCGGGAGGGGGCAAAATGACCGATCGATTGTGCAAGAATTGTGTAAATTTCAACGGGGAAACTTGTGATCTAGGATATACTTCTGAAAATCATTGTGTCAATTTCAAGCCTTTCGAGATCAAGATTCCCACTGAGCCAAAAGAGGATCGGCAATATTGGCTCATGACCCCCGGGAAAAATAATACAACATATGTTGCCCGTTGCTTTTCGAGTCTCAAGAATTTGCTTGAGTATGCCGAAAAACAAAGGACTCCTCTCAATAAGATTTTTGCCTTGAGCGCAAGAAATCTCAAGTTGAGGCTTGAGGTTGAGGATAACTAGTCACCGTTAAACAGTGGGCTTGAGACCCCCGGGCAATGGTTGCCCAAATCGAAAACAATCAACGGGAGGTTTGACAACATTCTCACAAAATGTCCACATTGGCGAAAAGAGTTTCTGCTTCGCAACTCAAGCCCACTGTTTAGCGGTGAAAAGGAGATTGAAAAATGGCAAAAGTGACCGCAGCAAAAAAGGGAGAGCGGGTGAGATCCTATCCCCTGGAAAAAGATCACGGGTGGAGCTCCCGCAAAGCGGAAACTGACGGGATCGTGATAGTCCTTGATGCTCATGAGAGTCTCAACGGGGGTTGTTTCATTTCGCTTGATGATCTTGAGGATGCTCTCAGCGCTTTCTATACGTTCAAATGAAAAAAGCAACAAAAGCACAAAAAGCGCTTGACAACCCCGGACCGAATATGAGAGGAGAGATCTCATGAGTTTTCTTGATCTAGTCGCTGAGAGATACGGAAATCCCCGGGCCATTTTCGCAACCGCTGAGAAAATTCCTCACGGGACCCCGGTCAAGATCTTTGTTGAGAATGAGGGCAAGATCATTGACGCGATCTCAACTGGCAAAAAAGAAAAAGGCTGTCATGTTGTGACAGTGAAAAAGAATAACCGATCGTGGCGGTTGAGGATGAGACCGCGAAACATTCTTACCCGCTGGTAATAGGATCCGCAACCAAAAAGGAGTTTGAGAAATGCAAGCAAGGATCGTCTTTGACATGAAGATCGCCTCAGTGGAATTTCGAGGCATGGATGAGATCGAAAAGACAGTGAGCAAAGCGCTCAAGGCTCATCTTGCCTCTTTGACTGGGGGCAAGAAAAGGGGACGGAAGCCCGGATCGAAAACCGCCACAAAGGCAACCGCGACAAAGAGCAAGACTCCCGCGACAAAGAGCAAGGCTCCCGCGAAAAAGGCTCCCGCGAAAAAGGCCAGCAAGAGCAAGGCTCCCGCGAAAAAGGCTCCCGCGAAAAAGGCAACAACCGCGAAAACCGCTCCCATTCCCAGCGGTGAGAAATTCTAAACCGTTTGAGACCAACAACCCAAAGGAGTGAGAGAGAATGAAAGTCCAGATCACAATCGAGACCCCTGAGGAGCTCAAAAAGTTTGCGAGCTTGCTTGAGGAAAAGAAACCCCGTGGACGGCCCCCAAAGAAAAAGGTCAAGGACCCTGAGCCCGATCCTGAGCCTGAGGAGGCTGAGCCTGAGGAAACTGAGGAGGATCCTGAGCCTGAGCCCAAAAAGAAGCGCAAGAGCAAGGCCAAGGGCAAGAGCAAGTCAAAGAAAAAGTCTGAGGGGGTCACTTTGCGTCAGTTGCGAAAGGCCGCAAACACCTATGCAAAAGAAAACGGCCCCGATGACATTGAGGAGATTCTTGAGGAATATGACATTGACTCCCTCAATGACCTTGATGAGTCAGACTATGAGGAGTGTCTTGCGAAGATCGCTGAGCTGAGCGATTAACCCCGCCGATTGAGAAAGGCCCACCAATGACCAATCACGCCAAACACTCTCCCTCAAGCGCCCATATTTGGGCAAGGTGCGCGGGTGCTGGGGTTTTACCTCAGCCCCCGTCACCCCCTCCCTCAATCCACATGTTGCAAGGGACCTCAGCTCATACGATGCTTGAGAAAGCCCTTGAGAATGATATTGATCCCTCAACCTGGACACGGGTTCCCGTTGTTGATGGTAAGGAGCGAACCCCGGTTGCGGTCACTGATGAAATGAAAAACGCGGTTGTCACCGCGGTTGATGAGATTGAGAAAATTCTCAACTCATGCAAGCTCCCGATCTATTACGTTGAGCAACTCCTAGTAATGAGGCAAGTCCGAAAAGATATTTTTGGGACCGCTGATCTTGTTGTTGATGACAAGCAATCTCTTTGGGTCATTGACTACAAAAACGGGGCGGGAGTTGAGGTTGATGCTGAGGAAAATTATCAACTTGCTTTGTATGGCCTGGGAGCTCTTGCCGAATTCGGGCGATCGGATCGTCCTCTCCACATGGGGATCATTCAACCCCGGGCCCGATCTGGAAACATTGTTAAAATATGGACTGTCAAAAATATCGAAACTTTCGAAAACAAATGGTCAGAAAAATTCAAAAGAGCGCTTTTCAGAATAGATAACTTTTCTACGCTGGCCCCCGGTCAACGATACACGAGCGGGGATCACTGTCAATGGTGTCCGGTCAAGATCGTTTGTCCGAAAATCCTTGAGCAAACGATCATGAGTATCGTTGCCGATCCTATAAAAATGAAAAAAATGGGTTTCGATTATCTGATCGAAATCTTTAAGCATAAAAAACAGATCAATGACATCCTCAAAACCGCTGAGCAATTTGCTCACGAGAGAGTGTCCCGCGGTGACAAGGTCCCCGGGTTCAAACTCGTCAACGGCAAATCCAAAAGGCAATGGGTCAACCCTGACAAGATTGAAGACGAGTTACACGAGACCGATCACGACCCTGAGACTTTTCTCAAATACTCTCTCAGATCTCTCAGCGACCTTGAGAAACTCATGGGTAAAGATTGGGTTGACAAGCGAACCGTCAAGGCCTCAGCAAAAACGCAACTCGTCTTTGAGTCGGATCCCAGGCCTGAGGTCAGCGAGATCAGCGCTGATGATTTCGAGAAATTCTAGGAGGATTTGCAATGAAAAACGGTCAAAGCGTAACGATCAAGATCGAGGCGAAAAAAGACGGATTTGAGCGATCGATTTTCGCTGAGCCCCGCTTGCCAGCAATCCCGATCGGTGAGTTGTCTTTTCTCATGCTCGATAGCCTGATTTTGTTCTTTTCCTCTCATTTGGAAATGAGTCAAGAAAAGGCCTATCAGGAGGTTGAGAACATACTCAAGGAAATGAAAACGGTATACATCCCTGACAGTGATACGGAAACAAAAGAAAGGACCCCGGACAATGCCTAACCTCAAAAAAGGAAAAATGTTGAGCTCAACAAAGTTTCGGACTCCCGAATTTCGAATGAGTTACCCTCATTTGTTTGAGCCTCATGGTTTTGAAGATGAGAAACCCTCTCACAGTGTGACAGCGCTTTTCCCGCAATCCGCGAATCTCAAATGTTTCGAAAAGGCTGTTCAAGCTGTCATTGACGAAAAGCTCAACGGCAAGCGCTCAAAGAAAATCAAGATCGCTGAGGTCAAAGACGGCGATGACATGGAAACAAAAGAGGGTGAGCCCCGGCCTGAGACTCAGGGAAAAATGGTTGTCCGGTTGCAAAGCAAGAACCGAAAGCCCCGCGTCTTTGACTCCTCAAGAGAAACCATTGACAACCCAGAAGAGATCTATGGGGGTTGTTTCGGGGTTGCCGTTGTCGAGGCCTATTTGTGGAAAAATTCGTTCGGGATCGGGATCTCGTTTGGTCTCCTGGGAGTGCAAAAGACAAGGGACGGTGAGCCTTTCTTGGGAGGGGTTGACGTTGACGATTTTGAAGACGTTGACGTTGATGAGGATGAGGACGATCTTGAGGACGGTCAATTTTGATCTATCTTGCGGCCCCCTATACCTATGAGCATGAGGACTCTGAGCGGGTTGCTCTCATTCAACGCTTGAGATTTGAGACGATCAATGACTTTGCCGCGCAACTCATGCTTGACGGTGTCAGGCTGTTTTCTCCGATCAGCCATTGTCACCCGATCGCGTTAGCGGGTGACCTCCCCACAAGCTGGGCCTTTTGGGAAAAGTATGATCGGGAAATGCTCTCAGCTTGTAATCGACTTGTTGTGCTCAGGCTCCCAGGTTGGGACAAGTCAACGGGGGTCCAGAATGAGATCAAGATCTCCCGGGAAATGGGCCTCCCGATTGAGCACATTGACCCGTTTATTTTTGGTCTGAGACTCCCTGACGAGCTCTTGACAGCCGCTTGACATGTCACCCCAGATCACAAGGCTCGATTTCGAGACCCGATCCCCGGTAGAAATTAAGGCCCGGGGGGCTTGGATCTATGCCCGGGATCCCCGGACTGAGATCCTTTGCCTCTCATTCAAGCGGGGGAATCAGAGATCAAGAATTTGGGTTCCTGAATACTTTAGTAAAACAGGTACTCAAATACCTGAATTACTGGCCTTGTCTATCGCTGAGGGAGACATTTTTGAGGCTCACAACGCCTTTTTTGAGCGGGTGATCTGGCAATTCATCGCTCAGGCTCGCTGGGGATGGCCTGAGGTAGCTCCTGAGCGCTGGACTGACACCGCGGCGGTTGCTGCGGCCCGGGCGCTCCCCCGGTCCTTGGACGGTGTTTCCCAGGCCTTGAGCCTCACTGAAACAAAAGATATGACCGGTCACCGGGTCATGTTGAAACTAAGCAAGCCCCGCAAGCCCAGCAAATACAACAAGGCCCGATACCACGCAAAGCGAGAGGACTTTGAGACCCTGTACAAGTATTGCATCAAGGACACAAAGACCGCGGCTGAGGTCTCAGCGACTCTGAGACCGCTCTCAGCCGTTGAGCATCAGATCTGGGAGCTTGACCAGCGGATCAACTTTCGCGGGGTCCATTGTGACCGGGACGGGGTTGAGGGAGCTCTCAAGATACAAGCCCAACTCAAGCGGGAGGCCAATGAGCGAATCGTTGAGCTGAGCAACGGGGAGATTGAAACGATCTCCCAGGTCAAGCGGATTGTCTCATTCTGCAATGAGCTGGGACTTTCAATCACCTCGATCGCAAAGGACAAGGTCAAAACGGCCTTGAGCCTCCCTCATCTCGATCCGATCGTCAGGGAGATCCTTGAGTTGAGACAAGCCTCAGCCCGGTCCTCAACTGAGAAATATGCTTCGATGTTACGGCGCATGGATACCGACAACCGGATCCGTGAGCTCATTTTGTGTTTCGGGTCTCATACGGGACGCTGGACCGGGAGAGGTATACAGATCCAAAATTTCCCGCAAGGAAGTATCAAGGATCAAGAGGAGATCGAGACCGCGATCGATGTCATCAAGTCCGGTGACCCAAAACTCATGAGGCTCATGTATAGTGATCCTTTTGACGTTCTATCAAGTTGCTTGAGAGGTATGCTTTGCGCGGCCCCGGGGTCTCGTTTCATTTGTGCTGATTACTCAGGCATTGAGGCCCGGTTTCTCATGTGGTTAGTTGGGGAAACTGAGGCCGTTGAAATGTTCCGATCCGGGGCCGACATTTACAAGGCTCTTGCAAGTGTGATTTTCTCGAAACCAATTGAGGACATTGAACACAGTGAGAGAGAGCTAGGCAAACGCGGGATCCTGGGTTGCGGGTATCAAATGGCCTGGGAAAAATTCCAGGTCACTTGTCAGGTCATGTATGGAATTACTGTTTCTGACGCAATGGCAAAACGGGTTGTTGCTGCTTACCGCAAGAAATACGCAAAGGTCAAAAAATTCTGGTATCAGATCGAGGCCTCAGCAATCAAAGCGGTCCTGAGAAAAGGCAAGCGGATCGATTGTGGCCGGGTCTCTTGTCAGTATCGAGATCGGTTCTTGTGGATCCGGTTGCCCAGCGGGAGAGAGCTTGCATACTACGATCCCAAAATTGAGGATCATCCGAAATTCAACAAACCGCAACTCACCTATATGGGGGTTTCGCCGCAATCTTACAAATGGGAACGGCAACATAGTTACGGGGGTAAGCTCACTGAAAACATAGTTCAGGCCAGTTGCTTTGACGTTATGTCAGGAGCAATGATCGATCTTGATCACGATTACCCGATTGTTCTCACAATACATGACGAGATTGTATCTGAGGTCCCTGACGGATCGGGCTCACTCAATGGGTTTTGTGATATAATGGCAACGGTCCCCAAATGGGCTCAAGGCCTCCCGCTCAACGTTGAGGGTTGGGAGGGTTTGAGGTTTCGAAAATAGGACCCAGAAAAGGACAACCGATGACCGGACTATTGACAACCATTATTGCAAATTTCCTCAAACTAGTTGGGAGTGAGGCAAAAGCTGAGGTCATGAGGAGACGAGCAAAAGAGGAAAGGGAGCGAAAGAAACAACAAGCCTTGATCAAGCGCAAAAGAGAGCTCAGGGAAAAACGGGAGGCCCATGAGCAACTTGTCAAGGAATATCGTGAGAAACAAGCCCAATTGAAAAAGGAGATCGCTGAGGCTCAAGCCCGATTTCGTGAAGAGTGGAAACGGACTAACACCCCCGGTGAGATTCCTGACAACCCATATGAGGAGGGGATCGAATAATGAGATATATTCTATTGCTTTTTGTTTTTGTGCTGGGACTCTTTAGCCTGGGAATCACAATCGATGACACGATCGACGCTTGCAATGAGGTTGAGCAACATGTCAACTTGTTTCATTTCGACTCACCCGATCGGGTCAGAAAACAAGCGCTCAAATATGTTGCTTTTGTGGTTCATTGGTCTGAGGAGTATCAGATCGATCCACTGCTCACGGCAACCGTTATTGACATGGAATCTAGTTGGATTCCAAACCGCCCGGGCAAGTTGGGGGAGATCGGATTAATGCAAGTCCATTACTCGGGATTCAAGAAAGGCTTTGACCTCTCGAAACCAACGGAACAAATCCACGCGGGAGTCAAAGCGTTGAGATACTGTTTTGACCATTGCGGTCAAGAGCTCAATCGAGGTCTCACGGGATATGCAACCGGGAAATGTCGCAACTCATATCCCGGTCTCAGATTGAGGCTCAAGAATTACCGTAAAACTCTGAGGGTTCACCGGGTCAAGGAAAAAGCCGATCCCATAATCAATGAGATAGACAACATTCTGAGGGAGATGAGATGAGCAAAAAGAGCAAAAAGGAAACTGTCACGATCGCTGAGGCCGCGGCTGAGACCGGGTTGACCCCTCAACTGATCCGGGCCTATTGCCGCGCTGGGGTTTTTGAGGGAGCTGAAAAAGTCAGGGGAACCCGCTGGTCAATTCCCCGGGCCGATCTCAATGAGCTCATTGAGGACAAACTTGATCTCAGCGGGATTTTTGCTCAGTAACAATGCTCACTCTCGAAAAAGAGATTGAGCGGAAATTTTGTGAGACCATCAAGGACCGCGGGGGCTTTGTTGTCAAATTCACCGATCCTGCTAGGAGAGGAGCCCCCGATCGCCTTGTGCTCATTTTCGGAGTCTGTTTCTTTGTCGAATTCAAAACCCCCCGCGGGAAACTGGCAAAGCATCAACTCGAATATGCAAAGAGACTTGATGAGCAAGGGATCAAAGTATTCTTGATCGACTCTCACAAAAAGTCAGATTGTTTCTTGTCTGTTTTGGGGACCGGACCAATTGACCCGGTTTGCTTTTTGCTCAATTCCGTTGAATGAAATACATCCCTGAACCTTATCAACGCAAGGGCGCAATTGAGCTCTTGAAAAATCCCAAATTCGGCCTATTGTTTGATCCGGGGCTGGGCAAAACGGCAACCGTTTTGCACTGCCTCAAGGCTCTCTCACTGACCCGGGACAATTTCAAAGCGCTCATCATTGCTCCTCGGTTAGTCTGTCTTGACGTTTGGCCCGATGAAATTGACAAATGGAATCCGTTTCGGTCCTTATCTCGTGTCCAGTTGAGAAACCTTGACCAGTTCGAATTCGGGAAAACGATCCGACACATCAACAAGAGACCTGAGAATATTTGGTTGACCGCTCCTGACTTGTCCAGGTTAACTGATCTGTTTTCCGCTCTTGTCCGATCGATTTCGAGGGAGCACGGGATCCCCTTTCGAAACTTTGACTATTGGCTCACAAAAGGGAGCTATCAGCGCAAGAAATTTTATGAGACCATCAAAGCTAATCCCTCGATTTGGCCCTTTAATGTGCTCATTGTTGATGAGTCATCGAAATTCAAAAACGCAAGCTCAAAGCGTTTTAAAGTCCTAAGGAAATTCATTCCCTATTTTCCCAGGCGAATAATCATGACAGGGACATTTGCTCCCAATGGGCTTGAGGATATTTTCTCTCAACAATACATAATTGATAATGGTAAGACTTTCGGAAAACAGGTCACGACCTTTCGAGACCAATATTTCCAGATCGATAACCCTCGATATTTCTCTTACAAGATCAAGGGACCCGGGGAGGCTCAAGAGATACAAGAAAAGGTTTCCTCATGGGTTATGAGACTTGACGCGGCTGACCATCTCAATTTGCCTGAGCTCATACACAATCCTATTCGGATCAGTCTCTCAGAAAAGGATCAAGGCCACTATGACAACGTTGAGTCAAAGCTGTTCACTGAGCTTGACACGGGAGAGGACCTCATTGCCCCGTCAAGCTCAGTGAAATATTTGCTATGTCGGCAAATGGCAAGCGGATCCTATTATGACCCCGGGAGGCCTGACAAAAAGATCAAAACAGTCACCCCATTTCACAAGAGGAAAACTGAGAGACTTGCTGAGCTCATTGAAGAGTTGCACGGTAAACCGTTGATCGTTGCCTACGTTTACCGCTCAGACCTCATACAGATACAAAAGGATCTCAAGAAAAAGCTCCCGTCAATCGGGGGTCATACGTCTGAGAAACGGGCTCAAGCATATCTGGCGCAATGGTCAAAGGGAAAAATCCCCGTTTTGCTTGTCCAGGCCTCAAGCGTTGCTCACGGTGTCAACAAACTGATCGGGGGTAACGATCTGTGTTTCTACACACTGACCGATCATCTTGAGGATTACGAGCAACTAATCAGACGGTTATTGAGGAGGGGAGCAAAAGGGACGATCCGTGTCCACTATCTGATCATGAGAGACACTCTTGACGTTGTTGCATATCAGCGGACAAAGCGAAAAGAAAAGACTGAGAGAGACCTATTAAAAGCGATCGAGAGATACCGAAAGGACAAAGGGAAATGAAAGCCCGTCAAATTCGTTTTGATTCTATTTGTGGATCTTGCATTCATTGCGGGTCAAAGGTAATCAATGATATGTGCGCGGGAGGCGAGGACATCAGTAAAAGGGATGATCGCTGCCCGGGATTTGTGACCCTTGAGCCCGATCCGATCAGCCCCGCGCACTATTCGAGACTCAACCCGCAACCCTTCGAAGTAATCAAGGCCTGGGATCTCGATTTTTTCAGGGGCTCAGCGGTCAAATACATTGCCCGGGCCGGTCACAAAGCGGGGGCCTCAGTCGAAACCGACTTGAGGAAAGCGATCAAGTTTCTTGAGTTGTATCTTGACAGACTGGACTAAAGACCGCTTGTCAGAAACTTTTGAATGAGAGCTGAGAGACCAGAAATGAGAATTGTTGCCGCTCCTATCAGACCCGCGATCAATTTCGGATCAATCCCTGACGATTGCTGAGGAGGCATTGTCTTTGTACTTTTGGGGCCGTGATAGTCCTTGACATGCTTGCTCATGTTTTTCTCAACGTCAGTTTTCGTTGCCAAAAAGGGCAACGTTGCCTCAAGTTTGCTATTGATGCTCGAAACCTGACCGCTGATCGTATCTGTTTTCCCGTGAAGTGTCTTTACGTCTGATCGTATCTCTTCTCGCAGCTTGTCAATTTCCTCTTGTGTTTTGGCCATGAGAGATCCTTTCTAGCTTCGAAACAGTGCGAGAGGTAAGCGGTATATGTTGCCGCTTTCGGGCTGAGAATCATCGGGCTCAACGTTGACCCAAAGATCACGACCATCAAAAACGAGATCCAAATGAGGATCGAGATTGATCGTTCTATCATGGGGAGTAATGAGAAACACCGAAACAATATCAGGTAATTGTCTCCACTCAGGATTTGCAATAGTTACTTGAGAGAGTCTTGACACGTCAACTTTCAAGAGAGCAAATTGATTACCAGTCCCCCCGGGGAGATCAACATTGGTCAACATCCAAAGATTGATCCCGTCAAAAGTCATACCCCAGCAAGAGTTGTCGTAATGAGTGATCTCCCCCGAAATATACGCGGGGCCCGGTCTGACCGTTTGACCTCTGATTATCCGATCAAGATCAGCCTCAGCGGGTGAGTGTGTCCGCAACAACTCAACTGAGTCCCCGCTCAGGCTGTAAATTGTGCTAGTAAAAAGTCCCGTGCTACCAAGGGAACAGAGACGAGCTCCCCGCGTTGTCAATGCAAGAGGATAACTCAAACCCCCGCTCCCCACCGTTGGGGCCGCAATCTGACAAGAACACAAATAAGAGTTTGTTGTTGTGGTATCGTTCACAACGAAAAAGATGTATTGACCGTCAGAACAAATACCCTCAACCGCTTGCATTCCGACCCCGGTTGGAGCGTCCCCCGCTCCCCCAACGGTCAAGGCTCCCGTTGCTTTGCTGACAATTTGTATTGCGGGGGCCCCCGCAGTCGTGATATTGATCCAGCCTTGAGAGATTGCGAGATTGTTGCTATCAGCATTAATGATCTTTGCCTGTTTGTAGTAAAGCAGTTGAGGTCCATTGCCGGAACCTGGCAAGGCAGTCCCGGTTGCTGGCCAACCTGCTTTAATGTTCCACGTCGCTAAGTCCCAAGCCTGAACGCGGTAAACATCAGGAGAGGCGTTGCTATCGATGAAAACAACATATAGTGAGATCCCATCGGTACACATTGAGACAATCGACCACAATTCACCTCCCCCGGACGGGAGATTCAACTTGAGATCGGCTGAGCCCCCCACTTGCAAAAGCGATCGAGGATCCCAAACTTCGATCACCGTTGCCGCGTTGTCAGCAACAAGCAATCGGGGGCTTTTGTTTGCCGTGAAATAAACGTCAAGTGCTCTATATTCTTTTGCAGATCCCCCGGCAATGAAGTTTGTTACATCGTTGCCGACACCCCATGAGTCAGGCCAAAGACCGGTTGAGATCGCAAGCTCAGGATCAGCCGAACCCTCAAAAAAGGAATCAACCCGCTCTTGAACAATGCGATCAAGTTTTTCCTCAACCCGGTCTTGTAACCAGTTGAAAAACTCATAAGGGACTTGCTCATTATCGACCCAGCCTTGATCTTGTTTCGGGGTTCCGGGTTCGGTTTTGATTCCCCCGTTTGCCCATCTCCTCAGTATTTTTCTAATTGTCATTTTGTACCTCTTACGGCCAATTGATGATCGTCAGGTTCACTCCCGCTGATACTGGAGCAAGCCTCTCAATGATACGGCGTTGAGCTCCCGTCAAAGCGCTTGCAAGCTCAACCGTGACTTGTCCAGTTTCGGGGGATCTGATTTCGCTTTCAACTGCGAAAACAAACTTGATGAATTCGTAAATTGCTGGGATCGTCGATTTCGAATAAGTGGCCTTGACCTTACCGAACAAATACTCACGGTAAATGTCATCAGATGCAAGGTTGTCAGTCGGGAGCCCGTTGAGGCTTGTCAAAACTCCCCCGTCAAGCGCTGAGAGACTTGAGAGACCTTGATCCGGGTTGTCAGGGTCCCCAACTGCCTTGAGCGTAAATACACCGCTGTCAGGAACCTCCTCAGCGGGTCTTGAGAAACCTACGATCTCACCAACCTGATCGAGCCAAACACCCTCAGCGGTCTCAAGGGTTCGATATAACAATAGACCCTCAAGGACTATGTCAGTGTCCTCAAACCTAGCAGCAACCGCGGTCAAGAGCGCTTGCCAATTGGGCCCGTCAGAAAATTGATTGAGAAGTCTCCCGATCGCTTTTGTTGCTCTTGCTCCCATTATGAAAATACCCGGATATTCGAGAGGGTTATCACCGCTCTCTCATTTGTCTCAATTGGCAAATTAATCTGACCGGTTGGGGGGTATACTGTATCAAGTCTAAGGTCCGTTACATAATGCCCGGGAACTGAGTTGATCGGAGTATACAAGCGAGTTAATTCAACATCCTCCCCAATTTCGAAATTCTCATAGTAATCAACGATCGCTTGTTTGATCTGATCGTCCCCGTCCGGGGGGTAATCCCCGTCAGTCGTGAGTGTCACATCAATATAATTTGATATGTCATCGGGCCTCTCGAAAATAACGGTGTAAGTCTCACCCGTGATCGGATCAACATAAGAAACAGGAGTGTCACCAAACATCCCGATCCCAGCGCTGAGGGTTTCGAAAATCGCTTGAGCAATATCGTTGTCAGATCCCCCTAAAACGATCGCCCAAATGTGCTGAGGGGGAACCCCGTCAGAGTCAGTGACCGTCCCTTTATTGTCTTTTACCTTGACTTGCTCAACCGCGGGGATGTTGAAAATTGCCGTAAAAATCGCGGCAACATTTGCGGTCCCCGTTTGCTCAGCCGCTTTCTGACGCCTCAACCTGAGCTCAGTGTCAGTCTCCTCATCTTGACCCTCAGTTGCGTCAACAATATTTGTAACCGATTCCCAACCGTAAACGGGGGTATCGATTTGAGTTAGTGTCCCAACAACCGCGGAAACAGGACCCGCATTGACCGCGGTTGCTGAGACGTTATTGGTTGCAGATGGGGCAACAACAAGCAAGGTGTCAGTTTTGAACTGTTCACCGATCGCGGGATCAGAAACAAGAGATCCCGCGGGAATTGTTGTCCCGACTGCATTTGCCGTACATGCGAGGGTGACCGTTGAAAACTCCGATTCTTTCCGCTCAATACCGTTGAGCAAAACAAGATCGGATAGAAAAACCCCCGATGACTTTTGAGGATCGTAAGCTGAAACCGCTCCCTCAATACTCTCATTAATGTCAGCAACAATCTCGGTCACGATCCGCGCAAACTGACCAAAAGCCGAATCAGGATCAGTCTTGATATTGTCACCAAAAGCGGTTTTGAGATCAGCAATGAGAGCGTTGAGAATATCGTCATACCGATCGATCGTGTATCCAGTGGGATCAAATGTACTCATGAGCTCTCTCCTATATCGTCAATGCGGTTGATATTGGTCCGAAAACAGTATCAGCGGTATAATCGATCTGAGCAGCGTGCTCAACCGGGTCAACGGAAAAGTCAAGCCTCAGCAATCGTCTGAGGTTTTCAGTGTTGACCAGTATCCTTTGAATTTCGGTTTTCTTTTGCAACGTTGAGCTTGACGTTGACCACATGATCCCAAACCAGTCAACCCCGATCGTGTAATCAAAAATCCACTCTCCCAGGATATGCAAGATCCTGATTTTTGCAGACTGGATTACTTCATTACCCTCAGTGACAAGGGCCAAGTCTCCCAGCTCAACAACTAGATCCTGATTTTGGTCAAGTAGTAAATCAGTGCTCATCTCATTGACCCTTTGCCTTTATCTGACCCGCAACCGAAACAATACACTTGAAACTTACGGGATAATCAACGGGGGGAGACCCGGGGATTTTAGGAGTTGCGCTAATAGTCTCACTGTGATCATCCTCTCTCAGCACTTCGATCCCCTCAGCTTTGTCTTTTGTTGCCGTTGCAACCATTGCAACATCATAAGGACCGGGATCCGGGATCGTTGCTCCCGCGGTTGGGACTGTAATATTCGTAACGGTGATCTGATCCCCGTCCCTATGTACAAGTTTCGCCTCAGCTTTGACCTTGATCCCCGTTGGGGGAGAAACAACGATCGTTGCTTGTACCCCCGCGGGAATAACAGGGGGAGGGGGAGGAACGGGGGGTGACGGTGGGATAGCTGTAGACTGATCAACAACAACGGTCATCCCTTGCGCGGCTATGAGTTTAAGAGCCATTGTTACACATCAACCGTGAAATTATTGTTGATGTTTGCTTGTCCCGTTGCAACGTTGAGCTTGACTGACCCAGCCCCGGCCCCGATCTCAACGTCAGAATCTTTGACCCTGACAAAAACCGTGTTCGCAAGATTCCTGAGCGTCAACGCTGCAGCGTCAACGGGAGGCTTGAGAGCGGTTGTTGTCGGAAGGATCCCGGGGATCGCTATCGCATCAGACAAGTGATTTTTTCGAACCGATTGAGGATCGGCAATGCCTCCCAAGTTTTGCCAATTGGCGATCGATCTCTCAGCGAAAACTAAAAGAACCGTATGACCTGGGAGAATATCGAAAGTGACAAAGAAATTACCTCCCCCCGGGAAAACAACGGGGACATCTTCAATGATCGGTAAAAGCTGGGGGACCGGGTTTCCCTGCAGCAAAACTTTAAGCGACGGTTGAACCGATACGGTTTGCAACGCGGGATCAAAAGAAACCACTTGCCCGGGCATGGCAAAATGTTTTGTTGAGAAAAGAGACTCAAAAATCTTGCGAATCCCAACATCAAAATTTTCTTTCGAGTCACTCATACTGCAAAAACATCCCCCTCAACTGAGGTCTCATATGTTTGTCCGAAATTCGATCCCGAATAGCGGACCTTATCCGCGATATAGAGTGTTGTTGCGGTTGGCAACTTGATCTCACCCTTGCGCTTGAGCGTTTCAATTCCTAAAGAGCTCAAAGGCAAGGGTGAGATCACTTGAAACAACCTTGACGGTTTGATGTCCCCGTTGAGCAAGCTCTTTGCCTGGACTCCCAACCGGATCGGCTTGTTGAGTGTCTTTGTCTTGTCAACCTTTTTCGGTTGCTGAGCGTCAGATCGCTCAATCAGAATCGGTTGATCAATCAACCCGGTATCTGAGCTCAGGATCGTCACAATGGGATCCTTGAGCGGGGGTTGATTGAAATTCACAACCTCAAGGACTTGATTTTGAAACGACCATGACAAATAAAAATCATCAGCAAGTTGATCAAGTATGTCCTTGACCTTGCCTGAGTATGACTCCCCGCTTGTCAGAATTGCTGACGGGTCAACAAAGTCACTCGTAAACGGTAGCTTGAAAGCAAGCGCAAGATCCGTCAGGATCAAACTGACCGGGGTCCCTTTCTTATATGACTTTGAGAAATATGACTCAAGGAATTCTTTGTTACCATCCCCCGCGACGATTTCGGTGATCCAATCGGCTTTTATTTTGCGATGACTGACGTTGATCGTTGTCCCCTTGAACAAAAGAGGAACTGAGAGCGGGGGTAAAATCGGGAGATCAAAAGAATTGTAACCCGCGTAAAACTCGATCGCTTGATGATCCTGACTCAAAAGAGACCGGGTAAGCTCACTGAGATTGTATACCGTGATCTTTGCAAGGTTGGGAGTCGAATCCCGATTGAGCTCAATATCAAATTCGACATGTAAAGATCGGATAGTGTATCTCAACACCCCAACATACATGACGAGCTCAATATATCTGTTAAATAGTAAAGGCACTCATTTCCTCTTTGGTTACATAAATGAGGATATACCGATCTCCTATGAGATCATAATCGGGATCCTGAGCCTTTTCCTCAGTATCGAGAATATAAAGGCCTCCCAGCTCCAACACAGCATGAGGCTTGAGCAGATTGATTCCCCCAACCAATTTGAGGCCCTTGAGGTCAAGGTCAAACGTGACCCCAAAAATATCCATGTACCACGCCTGATCAATGAGATTCCATCGGATGGAAAGCTCAACCGTTTGATCCTCAATATCAATCTGAAATGAGTAATCGGGCTCAGGGGTCAATGGTATTGTAAACGGCATATGTCACCCGAAAAGGTCGTTTAGCGTTGAAGAGTTTTTCTCAGTTGTTTCCGTTTTCCCTTGCGGCCCTTTCTTGCTTTTGGGTGCGGTCTTTTTCGCGGCCTCAGTGTTTTCCGGTTTCTCTTGCTCTTTGATCTTTTTCGGGATCTGCGAGGGATCAACAACGTTGATCTCACTAGCAACGGTTCGGATCTCCCTCAATTCGATCGTGAAAAATAGAGCGTTTGCCGTGTCCTTTGTTTGGTTGGGCCTGACGCTTGTGATCATCATTGACGAGTAAACATTGAGAGGCGTAAACACATCAACAATATCGTTCTTGTCAGCAAGATCGAGCAATGCTGAGTATTTGTCTTGCCAACTCAGAGGAGGAAAACCCCCCGCCAAAACTCCTGAGGCAACGGCCCCAGCGATTGCCTGAGGACTAAGAGCAATATCAGTGAGGATACACTCAAGGATCAAGCTCGCTGGTCTCTCAACGCGGTTATCAGTGACATCAAGACCGGCCTCAACCGGGTGCTCAGTAATATCATAGTCATAAACGGGAGTTTCAGACACAAGGACATCGACGATTATGTCACCAACGATGACCGGTACAAAACCGAAAAACCTTGCAAGGGCAACCGGGTCCTTTATCAGATTAATTGCTTGAGCAAATCCCATTAGTAAATCACCCCTGACTCATTGTTCTTGACCGCGTTTGCAACTGACTTGCCCATTTCATCAGCGATCCGCTTTGCAAGATCCTGAGAATTCTCACCCGGGAGTTGAGTGATATTGAATTGATTATTAACATCCGTCCGGGGATTGTTTGTTGTTGCCGCGTTATTAAATACGCTGGGAGAGGGGCCAACCCCAACCGGGGCAAGTGCTAATCCAGCATCAAAAACAGAGGACCCGAAACCGCCTTGACCCCCCGGGGATCCCGCGGGAGAGTCATCAGCAAAAAAGCCCCCAATGACTGGGAGGTCCTTGAGGACTCCTTTGATCCCCTCTTTGGCAGTTCTGAAAAGACTAAACAACTTGTCAGGCAAAGTCCCCAGGAAATTGAACACCCCAACAACGAAATTTTTTATCGACTCAACGGCAACAATAATCGTGTCTGTGAGACCCGGGATATATTCATCTAGCATCAAAAAGAATTTCGCTGCTAACTCAGCAAGAAACTCAAAAAGAGCAATCACGGGAGCATATACAAAGGAGACCGTTTCAATGATCCCCGTGATAATCCCCGCAATGAATGTCTTGAGATTCTCCCAGATCAATTGAACCTTTTCAGAAAAGCTCAACGTATCGTCGGTGATCACATTGTAGAAAATTTGAAACGTTTCTTTTAGGAAATCGAGAGCCGCGGGAATATCCTCAGTGAAGAAAGAAACAAAGCGCTCAAAGACCTTGAGCATCGCTAGATCAAACTCCTCTTTTGAGAGGCCAAAGAGAGCAGCGATCAACGGTGTTATGTTGTCGTGTATGAAAGCTGAGATCGTGTCTCCCCACTTGCCCAGAAGAGAATCGCCCCCTTGAAAGAACACAACAAGATCCTCAATTGCAAGCGCAAGGATAACAAGCAACCCAGTCAAGATTCCCGCGGGGGTCACAAGGCCTAAAAGAGCCTTTTTCATTCCCGCGAAAGTTGCGAGCTTTTGCATTTTGATGATCAGCGAGAGAGCCTTGATGAATTTCGCAAATTTCACGGCCCCGATCGCAATCGCAAGCAACTTGAAAGTATTTTTCAGACCTCCCAACTTTTCGACAATTGGAGCAAGAATATCAAAGACATTTCTCAAGACTGACAAAAGAAATTTGAGCACCGAGACAAACGTGTCAACCCATTGCTTGACCCTGACTTGTATGAGCTCTTTGTTTTCAGTTACAAAGTCAATAAACTCATCAACAAGCGGGGCAATTGCCTCCCCAACCAAACCGGAAAAAAGTTGAGTAAGAGACTTGACAACGATCATGAGCTGACCCCAGATCATATTGAATCGCTCAGCCCCCTCCCGTCCCTCCTCAGTGAGTAAGTTGATTTCCTTGTAACGCTTGACGATTTCCTCAAGCGTTGTCCCCTGGGACCTCAGGAAACCTAGGATCTTGTTGGCCTCCCCTGACATCAACATGTCAACCGCGGCAACGGCCTTTTGTTGATCCTCTAACTTGAGAGCAGCGTCAATAATCTCTTGAAACTGTTTCTCAGGCTCAAGATTTTTCAGGGTCTCAAATTCAAGGTTGAGGATCTTGAGAGACTCCTCAACCGCGGTCATTTCCCCCAGCCCAGCCATTTCACCGAATTTGTTATTCATCTCCTCAACGAGATCAACAACGTTTTCAGCGTTGAGGCCTAGGTTGCCAACAACACCCCCAAGTGCGTCAAGAGCCTCAGCCGAAAGGCCAACCGATTTGGCAAGGTTGCCCATTTCAGCGGTTTCTTTGTTGGTCTGAACAACAAGAGCACTAATCGCCGCGGTCCCTGCAGCAATGAGACCGGTGACCCACTTGAGAGTATTTCCTAGGTCATCAACGGTCTCATTGAATTCCTCAACCTCAGTTGAGTCAACCTCCCAACCCAGTAAAGCAACAAACTCCTCAATTACAGTCCGGGCCATTTACTGATCATCCTTCCAACGTCGATCGATCTCATTCTGCAAAAACATGAATTCTTGACGGTCTAAAAAATCAATGTTTGTCCAGCGATCAACCTCCTCAGGATCCACGTTATACCATCTCGCAACCTGCAACGTTTCGAGCGTTTCGTTTCCCAGGCTATGAGCGATGTCAGCTAAACTGACTCGCTTTCCTTGTCCGGGATCAGATCCCCCGCGATAGCGCCGATCCGATCCCGGACTTTCGAAAAAACCTTTGGGAAATTTTCCTTTACCCCGTGGAAAATGACTAAATAGAGCTCATCAGGGTTTTCCGCGAAGTGATCACACTCGTCAAGATCCTCAATGGTGATCGTTTCATCCTCAGTTTTTATGATCGCATACCTGAGCAACATTGCCGCGAGACCCCAAACGGTCTCAAAGTCAATCTCACTCAAGGCCTTGAGGATCCCCGCTTGTTGATCAACCTGATTCGGGGCCCCCGCGGTTGCCTTTGAGAAACCTTTGAGGAGAGTTTGTAGAAAAGAGTGGGCCACAAAGGCCGCGTCTTTTCTCTTGAGCGGTTGTAAGTTGTATTCTCTTTTCTCACCGCTCAGGTTAGTCAAAGAGAAATTGATGTTATGCGGGCCCTTTTTCATTTGAAATCCTCCTAGATTTCAGCTCCCGTGTGAGCAATCTCACCGCGGGTGAAATTGAAGATCCACTCAGTGGGAACCTCAACGTTGCTCTTTTCCATGTTCGGAACCTTCCGCAAAGCGCAAGACTCAGCAAAGAAAAGATCCGCGTTGCTTGAGTTGTCAGTCACGGTGATCGGGTAAGGCTCGTCAAGAGCGTCAAGCGCTAACAAAGCAGCATTTGACGGGCTGTATGAGGCAAGGCGAATAGTGATTGATCCGCTTTCATCAGCGCTCTTGATGTGTCTCCCGTTGCCGTCCGTACCGACATGAACAGACCTTTTGTCCGTGGTATACTCAGCAACAATCATTGACCCGTCTGCAAACGCTCTCATAGGCGTTGCCCCAACGGTGACCGAAACCTTTTTCGGATCGTATTGCTTAAAGGCCATTTCGGATCCTCCTTAAATGTTCCATACACCGATCAAGGTGTAATCATTGACAGCTGAGTTGAGCGGTAGCACGAAAAACGGATCATTCGAGCTCCCCAATTCCATGCGGTGCGATGCTCGCTGAGCGGTTGTGAAATCATCAGCGTCAGGAGCATTGATCTCAAACGGTCTCTCAGGAGTATTGACCCCGATCCCGCGGTCAATAGCCTCAGTCCCGTATGTTTTGACGACCCCCACAACAAAGGAGATCGTGTCATTGGTGAAACCTCTAAGGGGCTGATTGAGCAGATCAGTGAAGAGGTCCTCAGCAATCCGGGCCTCAAACCAATCTCTACCCAGCATGATCCGCTTTTCGATGTCCCCTGAGGTGATCCCGTCATACATGAAAATGTTCGAACCGAGAGCCTCAATATAGTTGTAATTCTTGTCCCTCAAAACGGCCTTTTCGGTCACCGTCAGGGGAGCGCTTGCCCCGCTCTCAGACACGAGAGAAAGGACCTCATAGGCCCAGTTGGTTGTCCCCTCAGTTGCAGGGAGAACAGCCCCCGCGGTTGCCGCGTCAGGCCATTGATCCTTATGCTCAGTGTAAATACAAAGGGTCTTTTTGAGACCCAGCGCTTTGCACCTTGAGCCAACATCAGTCGTTGTGCCGCTTGCTTTTGCCGCGGGGTCAGTGATTACCAGATCAATGAGTTTGGTTTTTGCCTCGATATAAGAGGCCGTATCGACCATTTGATCATCTGAGCAAGCCCGGGAGAGTGCGACATTGTAGTAGCTATCCCCAACCGCTGAGATCGCTGAGATTGCCGCAAGAGCATCCTCGGGTTCCTCAGCATCAAGACCCGCAACCGATGTCCCGTTGGTATTGTCAAAAAACCCAGCCGCAAGATCCGTCCCTACCGCGGGACTAGTCGGGATGATTTGGATCCGCTTTGCCGCGGCCCCAGTCTGAGAGTGTTTGAGGACAAGGCGATTGAGAATATCAAACTCAAAAACAGCGGTGTCAAGCCCGGTGATATTCGGAGTCAACGCGGCAAGTTTCGCATTGAGCACCGTCAGGATCCCAGCAAGATCCGTGATACCAGAAAAGTCACATGTTGAAATGTCATCCTCAAGCGGGGTCGGAGTCGAATTGTCCTGAACAGTGAACGATCCGTCAGTGACCGCTTTCCAAACCGCAAAATCACTCTCATATGCGGGACCAGCGATCCAATAGACATTTGACGCTGATTCAATCCAGCGACCGATCATGAGCTCAGCGGGAGTCCTTTTTTGAGCAAAAAAGACATTCGCAAACTCGTAAGGATCGGACCCTGACGAAAAATCGTCAAAGCTGTCTTTGGTAGTCAACATAAACCTCTGATCAACCGGGACCTGATTGTCATCGCTGAGGAAAATCTCAAGTCCAAAAGTTGTCTGAGGGACAACGGACGTTTGCAAAATTGCTTGCACGTCCACATGACCTAGAATGTTTGCCATTGTAAAACCTCTCTCCTTTTACGGGACCTCAATGACTGTTTCCTCATCCCCAGGTTGATATTGCCCGGTGATTTTGTAACCTGCATTGATTTTTTCGTTTACTTCTTCAATCTCATTCCACAGATAGAAAGTGTGATCACATGACCAGCGCTCTTTATGTTTTGTATCAACAAGAGCGGTCAAATTACGTACCACACTAGACCGGATCAAAGACACTCCCTCAGGTTGCAGAATTTTCCGAATAGCAAGCAACTCTGATGAGTGTGTAAGTTTTCTTTGTAAGTCACGACCTTTCGAGGTCGAATAAATATCTACTTGAACAATCAATTCGCCCCGATTGTAATATGTAATCGTGTAATCATCTTGAGGACCAACGTCAGTCGATTTGCTGATCGAATGAGCTGATCCCTCCTCAGATAAAATGAGATATTCAGCATGAGGCCCAACCGGGATCGGTCCCTCTTGCTGAGCTCTAATGACATGTTGATCATCGTATCCAAGAACAGCGATCAACCATTGTCTTATGATCTCATTCATCAGCGGTCCTCTCTCTCAAGACCACATGTTTGAATTGACCCGAAAAAGTCCGATCTCCCAACTGGAAACACAAGAAAAACCGCCCGTCATATTCAATGACATCGGTATTTATTTGACCCTCTCTCACATCAACGTCAGCTTTTGTCCAGGTCTGAACAAAGTTTGAGACCCGCTCCCCCTCAGGCAATTGTTGCAACTGCAGTTGATTGAGCGGCTGAGGAAAAATGATCGAAATCGGGATCGGAGTATCATAATCAGGAATCCACTCACCATTGACATAGGTTCCCGCGGATCCCCGGTACAAGTTAGCCGAAACCATTTCGTCACCAAAAAAGGACAACATATCGATCATGAGGCTGGCCCCCATGTGATCGATCGTCTCAAGGTCCCTGAGTCAATGAGGGGGTTTGCCTTGCCCTTTTTCCGTTCGATGGTCAACGGGGAATTAGGGGGGCTCACAAGCGTTGTGATCGTGTTCTGAATATCCGCGGCAACTTTCGCCCCGATTTGACCGATCGCTTTTGTTGCCGTGAATCGCCTAGCAAGGACCTCCCTCAACGCGGCTTTGAAAGCGGCCTTGTAAGCTATTTTCTCAGCCTTGAGAGTTGTCCTCAGAAACGGTCTCGCGGGGATCCTCTTTGTTCCAAACTCATTCCAAAAAGCGATCTCAGCAACCGTTGCCCCGTATTCAGAATTAGGGTGTTCGCCTTGACCTCTGAGAATCCCAACCTTGATCGCAGCGTCTTTGACGTTATCGACAACCCCGGACAACCCCGGGCCTTTGGTGATCCGTTTGAGCTTTGCACCGTTGTGAGTCATTGAGCAACCGCAACGATCCCCATCCCGACAATTAAAGCGAGTCGCCAATATTCAGCACCGTATGAGGTTGACAAGTAAAAATCCTCAGTCGATCCGTTGCTCGCAGCGTTGTTGAATGAGACCGAAACTGATCCGACTGTTCTTGATGCTACCTTGCCTGACAAGGCAGTCCCCGATCCTGCAGACGCGGTGTTTTTGTTCGCAATGACCAACAAGTGAGCAGTGAGAGCGGATAAACCGCGATCGTAAAGGTCACCCCAGCGACCCTCATCTAATTCTAGCTCAGCATCATCAATGAAGATTTGGATCCTGGAATCAGACTCACTGGAAAACTCAGGATACCGGGCTTTGAATGTTGCTGGGGTGACCGTCACAACTCACCTCAAAACTTGCTTTTCTTTTTGCGAGGCTTGCGCTTTTTGGGCTTTTCGGGCTCAGGCTCAGGCTCAGGCTCAGGAACCTCCTCAGGTTCCTCAGGAGCTCTCTCAGGCTCAGGATCGGGCTCAGGCTCAGGCTCAGGCTCAGGAACCTCCTCAGGTTCCTCAGGAGCTCTCTCAGGCTCAGGATCGGGCTCAGGGGGAGCAACGGTCTCCCCCGTGTTGATCGTAAACGTGCCATTGTCAGCAAGGACCTGGACATAATCAAGGGCCGCGGCTGATTGCACTTCACGATCACTGAGATCAGTGTTGAGACCGGGCATGATCTTAAGGATCCGGGGCTCCCCATCAACCGTAACGGCGATACTGTATTTTCGAGCGCTATTGTTGTTGATGCTTGCCATGATCAGACCTTTTCCAGAATGAACATGGAAACCGGGTAATAGATATTGAGGCCCCCGGTCTCAGCGGTTGCGGGGATCTCATACTCAAGCCCGGACAACTGCTCAGGATGGAACATGACATCCTGAGGCATTTCAAACTGAACCATGTCAGGATTTCGCTCAAGGAAAACAGCCACGTCAACACCCGCGGTACCCGCTCCCTGGAATTCAACGATCGGAACGATCTGATCAAGAGAGGTCAGGTAAGGCGAGTTTTTGACAAGGAACCCCGCGATCGTGGTTTCCGAATCAGCGGACATGGGGGTTTCCATCAAAAGAGACCACTGACCCAGCGGACATCCCAGCATGTTGCCGCGGTGACGACCTTTCGAGTCCTCAAAGATCTCACGGAAACCGCGATTGACATCAGCAAGGATCTCAAGAGGAGTTTTCTGAGCCCACTCAGTAAACGTTGAGGTCCCAGCGGGAGCATTGCCGCGGGGAACATTTGGATCAGTGAAGAGACCCAGGAGCCCCGCTGCAGCGTTGCCGTAAAAAGCAATGTGATTGAGTCTCTCCTCAATCGCACGCCTCGCAGCGTTTGATCTCTTCTGGTCAAGGGGAGTCCCGGTCAACCGGGCCTGATTGATCTCCTTAATGGAGTAACCAAAAGCGGCCCCAACCGTGTGAACGGGAACCGTGGTTTCTTTCCCAGCGATGTCAACCCGCGGAAGATCCTTGGCATAGTGGTTGATGATCTTTGCCATACCGGCCTGATCATAGGTCCGATAGGTGATCGAGGTCACCCCCGTTGGGGCCTCCTCAGAAATGGGGAACATTTTGGTCCAGCCCAAATCAGCATACAGGACATCATAAGTCTTTGACTTGATGTATTCGAGCTGACGGCGAAAAAACGCGGCCCCAACGGCGTCAAGTTTCATTTGCGTTGTCATTTTCGTTGCTCCTTTTAACCCGTGTATTTGACAGTGACAGCGCTGTCAGTCATCGGGGCCGGGGTTCCTCCCGCGTTGTAGGTTCGCACAACCGAGATGACATCCCCAGCGCTGAAATTTCCGTTGATGGGATCAATGCTACCAGAAACAACAGAGGTCCCTGAGGCCTGATCAAGAGTAATGTTCGCAGAAAGCATGTTGGTTCCTCCCTTGCGAACAGCGATATTCATGCTTTCCCCAGCCCCGGCCCCGGTCAAAACCGTTGCATCAACATTAGTCAATTTGCCGGATTTTGTTGCAATGAAAAGAATATCCTGATCACTTGCGGCGACCTTTTGCTTGTCCGTTGAATTCAAGAGGACTTGTCCCAACTCGATCCAAGCAACCCCGCTCCATGTGATCTCAGCATCCTCAAGGAAACTGTCTCCCGTGTTCGTTTTCGTGGGATCATTGTCGGTCACATCAGCGGTACAAATGTACGTGTCTCCGATCTGAACCTCAGCGGGGGTCGGGAAATCAGACGCGGTAGCAATCGCACCCTTGAAAACGATTCCCCCAGCAATCCCCCGTAGCGCGGGAGAGTCCAAGCGAATCAAAGCGATCTGGTCAACCGCGGAAACAGTTTGCTCAAGAGTTGCGTTGAGAGCTCCCCTTGTCGGATCAAATCCCGCAAAAAGCTCACCCGTTGATTTGTCATAGGTAATCGGATCGCCCGGGGATCCGCTTGCGCTCTTGATCTGAACGTAAACAAAACCCTCAAGCATAACCGGGCAATCGTCCTCAGCATTGACCCGAATATCACCGTCAAGGTTGTAAGCCTCCCGACCCAGATCTCTACCAGCAATGCCGAAAGGCACAGATCCGCCCATAAGGATCTGATCTTCAGAAGATCCACGGGAAACAACCCGCCCCATGGTAATATTCGTTTCAGCAAGTTTGCTGACAACCGTTTTCGGATTGAGATCCGCAAAAAGACCCGGGTAGCCTACCTCATGGTCAATGTCGTATGATGTCTGTACACTCATTTTTTACCTCTTACTTGTTGCGGTTTTCGCGCATTTTGGACCGGGACTCATCAACCTTGCTGACAAGGCCTTTGTCAAGTCCCTTGAGGTCATCATTGATTGCTGCGCTCTCACCCGGGGAAGTCTGAGAAAGCGTATCAAAAACAGCCTCAATATACTCATCAGACTTGTTGTTGAGGTCAAACTCACCGGGCTTTGCGGCCTCGATCGCGGCTTTGCGGATCTCAGTGTCCTTGAGGCCCTTGACCTCAAGGTCAGGAGCAATCCCCTTGGCCTTGTCGATGAGAGCGATCCGACCCTCAACAAGAGAGTCAACCGCGGACACGTCAAGCGCTTTCGCCTTTTCCGCGTCAAGCTCACCCGTGAGCTTTTCGGTTTCCTTTTTGGAATCGTTGAGCTCAGCGGTCAAAGAGTCGATCTTGTCCTGGGAGGCTTTCGCATCGTTTTGCAACTTGTCGATCGCCTCGCCAGCCTGATCGGTGACCTCAATTGTGATCCCGTCAATCATTCTGGTTGCCATTTTTTCGATCTCCTTTTTTCCTTTATCGTTTTGAGAGTCGCTCAGCCTTACGTCGGGGCCAGCTCTCCCAGCTTTGACCAGCGCAATATGGTTGACTAAAATGTTGGTTTGAATCCCATCATAAAGGCCGTGATCGGGATCCTCCCCACTTTGCCAAACAACATCGGTTGCATAGCCTAAAGAAATTTGGTCAACACCCTCATTTTCGATTTTTTCGATAGCATCTTTGACCTGGAAAAGCAGATCAACCGCGATCGTGTCGCCGTCCCTCTTGACATTTTCGCGGGAAAAACCGACTTGCAAATCCTTGACGTTTTCAGCGGTAACATCCTCAGAGGGGTGACCGTCTGTAATCGGCTTGTTGACCACACTCTTGAGAGCTTGATCCGAAAAAACCTCAGCCTCAGGCCTCAGCAACCTCACGACGATCCCGGGCTTTTGGTCAATATGTGCGGGGAGCTCGTCTTTTGCAAAATCAAGGGCCGCGTCATAATCCTGAACACCTGTTCGGGCAACTTTCGCGGGGGCCAGTAAATAACCCTCCCGCGTTTTTTTCCGTTTTGATAAAGTGCTGAGATCATACAAGATCATAGGATCAATGCTCCTTTCAATCATTCTAGGTCCGAAATTCGGCTTTTGTCAACCGGATAGAAATCAGATCTGAGGCTCCCAGCTCTTTTGAGCGCTAACCTCCGATAACCATTTATCAAATACAGGCTCAGCGGTGCAACGGCAATTGATGTCATGTCCCGGGTGACCGGTTGAGGGGGGAGGGGATCCCCATGAAAACGTTTTCCCGTTGTTGGCCTTGTGACTGGGCCTGACCGCTGAGTCTCCCACCGTTCGCCAAACGTACTCACGGATCCCCAGGTCCATTTGACGGAACATATTGAGATCCCCGGTGAGTTTGTTCATTTGGTCCCGTGCGATCAGTTTCGGCCTGTAACTCACATTGGTTGATTCGATTTGCTCAAGCCTCTCCCGGATCGAGAAAAAATCATCCCCGCGGTTGAGTCCCTCAGTTACGGCCTCTCTCACTTGCTCAAGATACTGGGGTTGTAGGGTCTTAATGAGGTTAACGTTTTCGTCGATTTTTTCGAGTAACAACGCCTCAATATTTGTATCTCTGAGGATTGACCGAATATCGACCCCCGCCAATTTATTGATCTGAGCAACCCACTTGCCGCGGTGAAATTTGGATCCCCGGGTGATCGAATTTCTAGCAATCCGCTTTGCGTATTTGTCTAAATTTTCGCTTTGTCGATTTAGCTTTTGCTCGATATTCGAAAAGGCAAGAGCCAACTCAACACCGATGTCAATGTCAGTTGTGAGAGGCGAGTATTGATTTTCGAATTCCTTGAGAACCGGGAGGATCTCAGAGGCCACAAGGGACGCGATCTCACGGGTCAGTTTCCTCATTGCGATCGTATATTGACCCGTGATCGCGGTTGAGGCCTCAATCGGTTTATACTGCTTGAGTGACCTGGACTTTTGAGCCCGGTGATTTGCGATGTTTCGGATCTGGCCTTGAGTCAAAGTGATCATTGTTCCTCAGAGTCATCCTCAGGAGTTTCCTCAGGCTCAGGAGTTTCCTCAGGCTCAGGAGTTTCCTCAGGCTCAGGAGTTTCCTCAGACTCAACCTCAGGCTCAACCTCTCCCTCAAGATCATCCCGTTCGATCGCCTCAAGGACTTCGATCCACTCATCAGTAATAGGGTAAACCCCGTCCTCTTTGAGCTGAGCGGTGACAATCGAACTAGTCACATTACCCATCTCAATATTGTTCTTGTCCCGCTGAGAGTTTTTGAGCTCAATCTCAGCCTTTTCCGTGTCGGTCATTTGCCACAATGAGTTGAATTCATACGCCCACTCGTCAGGCATATAACCCAGCGCTGACCTAACCCAGATCTGATCGAGATAATCAAGATGAGGACCAAACTTGTTGACCTGATTACTATTGACCATGTCATAATATTGACGGGTCTGCTCTTGCCCCGTTGAATTGAGCCCCGGGGCATTCTCCCCCAGCAACCGCGTTGCCGGTATATCAGCTGCAGCCGCGGCAATATTGAGAAACCTGAGCATGAGATCTGAGAGCCCGGAAAACTGCAGTTGCTTTTGCTCATATGACTCCTCATCAGCATCAATGAGCAACATGTTGTTGAGGCTCTTGATCGTGTCACCGTTAATGAACCGATCAACAACGGCCTTTTCACCCCCCGGGGTTGAGAGTTGATGGAACAATTTTTTAACGCTAACAACGTCAATCTTGCTCTCATATACAAGGGAATTGACTGATTGAGCGGTTGAGGAGGCGTTGACAACCGCATCATATACCCTCTGAATAATCGATTGTCCCCAATATTGTTCACGTTGTTTCTCTCGCCACGGGAGAGGGAGTCCCTCAAAGTGCAAGACCCGCGAAAAATGGATCGCGTTTCTCCCTCCCTGCAGGAAATAGGCCTGAGGTTTCCTGAAATCGGGTTGACTTGGATCGGTTGTATTCACGACCCCCGGGATCAGATCGTGCCGATCAACAACTAGGAGATACTTGAGCGATCCCTTTTTGACTCGACTGAGATCTAAAGGCTCAGCCATCTCCCCAGCCCCGTCAACCCCGATTATAATCCCAGCTCCCCCGTACAATCGAGCCCAGCGCTCAACCTCTGAAAATGAAGCCTTGATCTTGAAATCCTTTTCAGCGTTTTTCAAGTCGTCAAGTTGATCAGGAGACAATGAGGAGGCAGAAAACGATCGCCATTTTCTGACCATATCATCAACGGTGACATCAATGATTTTTCCTGCTAACCAATCCTCTCGATAGATCGTGCTGAGCTCGTTTTCACCGAATTTCTTTGACTCAAATTGAGTATAGGATCTCTTGTCTTTTGCGGTCCCCAGGTTGGCAACTAGGTTGACAAGCCCGTCAATTATTTTGCTCATTTTTTCCCTTTTCCCTCAATCATGTCAAACACGGGACCCACTATCATGGGTCCAAAAACGGGATAACCCCCTATACATTTCTTGATCTCGGCAACCTCAGTAACTGAAAACTCGGTTGCGATGTCAGCTCCCTTGATCTTGGTTGCGAGCTCATAGCGCTCATATTTCTCTTGCTCAGTCAATGAACACCCGGCTTGAGCGGTTGTCCCTTGCATCAATACTGCAGTCATACAAATTGTGCGAAGTGTAACCGGATCATCATTGTCAGGAGAGAGCTTGACCTTGCCTCCCAAAATCGTTTTGATTTCTTTGTCCCATGAAAAATGCATTTAGCGGGTCCTTTCTCTTTGTCTTTGGTCAACCGAATTGACTTGTGAGTTTTTCCTTGATGTCTGAGAGGAAATACACAACCTCAGGCATTGCCTCAAGAGCGATCATGAGCGCTGAGCGGGAGGCGTTTGCTGCGGTCATATCAGCGACAATCAAAACCATATGACTATGAAAGCAAAACGGCATTGCGAAATTTTCAGGATCCTCGATACACCCGTTCTTTGTAAAACTCCCCTCAGCTTGACCGCTGATGAATGAAGCAAGCTGAGCCTCAAGAGCCTCCCGATCGCTCAACTGCGAGAGCTTGAATTTAATATCAAGCTCATAAATCAAATTGGTATCCATTGTCTGATCTCCTTTATACGGTTGGGGAAGCGTTGATCTCAACCATGTTGAATTCATAGTTGAGGACCTCAGGCATTGAGGCAAGAGCACTCAGGATCTCAGTCCTTGCACTGACAACCGCTGACATGTCAGCAACAACAATTGTCATGTCAGTATCAAAGAGAAACTCTTTTTTCTTTTTCGAGATCTCACGAAAAACGTTGTCAGCAAATGATCCCTCAGCCTGAGTCTTGAGAAAATCATCAATATCTTTTTCAGCCTTTGTCCGCTCACCCTTGTTTTTGAGCTTGAACCGAATAACGATCCCCAAACTGATCTGAGTGTCCATTGTCTGATCTCCTTTAGCCTACCATAAAGCGGCGGTTAACCCCCGCAACCGGTATTGTGACAAAGCCTAAATTTGTGATCGGAGAGGCTGTGTATGCAGCTCCCGCAAGATTAATATTGTTGACTCCACCCAAGTTGAGGGTCCCGAAAAGAGATTCGATCACGCCAGCGGTCCCGGTATGAGTCATTTTAACACAGCGATTCGGGAGGGTAACCGGGTTTTGGCCAGAAAAAATATAAAAAGTAGGAGTGAGATCAACTCCCCTCCCGTGATCGGTGTTATATCGGGGGACTGACGTTAAGATCACGTTATTTCTCTCAGCGAACATATGAAGCCCCTGAGTAACATTCTTGAACCCATAGAAACCCGCAGCGCTGATCCCCGTGAGATCCCAAAAAACAAAAAACAGATTAGGATCAATAACTGAGTTGCCTGTTAGCGTCAGATCTCCCAGTGTTGTTGCTCCCAACACATTAAGGGATCCGACTTGAGCAAGCCCCCCAACCTCAGCGATCCCGCTGATAAAAAAGTCTTGCTCACTGAGGCTGAGCAATGGGATCCCGGTCCCGACTCTCGAAAATCCTCCGATGTCAGGGACAAGGAAAATGTCACCCCCCGCGGTTGAGCGGATTGCTCCCCCTCCCTCAAGGGTAAAATCCCCCGGAGTTGAGGGATCTGCAAAAAAGGCCTCAGCAATCCCAATATGAGTATCGATCTCAGCGTGGGTCTTGACCCCAATGTCACTCAAGTTGAGGTGAGAGAGGGTCCCAATGAGCTTTGCAACGTCAACCTCGTCATATCCTCCCTCCTCATGAGACTCCGCATGAGGAGGAAAAGGAAAATCTTGCTCATTGCCCGGGAGGATCGTTTGACTCTCCCGTAATACCTGAACATGCTCTTTGATGTTGCTCATCTTTTCCTCATTAGCTCTTTGTATCCTACAAAACTATCAGTGATTAACATCTCATGTATTGCGTCAAGAGTCGGGTCAATCTGATCATCGTGCTTGTGAGTCATGAGGGGAGTGAATTTCTCAAACTCATATAAATACTCATCTAACCAATAGGCTTGACGCGGCAAGACAACTTGACCTTGAGCAATTCGAGGCGATCCCGATTTGGCCCGGGAGACCTTGTCCTTATCCCGGGGAATTCCCTCAACGTATCCGTTGCCCCTCTGAGCGTTGATTGCTTGGATCAATCCAGTTCCCGAGCTCTTGTCCTCAACTCGTCTTGACCGGGCTCCCATATGGTTTCTCTTGTGTTCAAATTCATGACGATCACAAAACTGCAGGAATTTCCTCTCAAGATCAGGGGCCTCCCATTTTCCCCGGACCTGATCAATGAGATAGATCCTTTGGTCTTGACCCATTGCCCAACACTGGAAAACGGAAAAGTCATTAACCTCTTTTGCTTTCATCGCGGTATCCGCGTAAATCGCTTTATAAAGCACCGGGACCCGCTCACCGTCCTCAAGGACTATCACGTTTTCAACGGGCCAATACTCAGCGAAATAGTTGAACCATGATCGCTTGAATATCGATCCCCCCTCGGGGGCTGGCCTTTGAAGATACTGAGAGGAATAAGTATATATATCTTTTTTGAGGACCTTTATGTCATCCTCATCAATCTTGTATTTCCACAAAGGCCCGGATCGATACCGATACTTGACAGGGATTCCCGCGGTCCATTCCGCGGGATAATCGTCCCGATCACCGTCCTCAATCTCAACGGGCATTTCTAAATGATACCATTGATCCCCGGTCCCCCCGCTGAGACAAAATCCCGCGGGATCATTATCATGCAACCGTTGCATGATGAGGACGATCGGAGTTTCTCTCTCAAGCGCAAGTCTGCTCTTTATCGTATTTGTGATCTTGCGGTTTGTCCGGTTGAGAATTGCGTCAGAAAAAACGTCCTCAGGTTTTATCGGATCATCGATCACGATCCCCCCGCTGAAACCTGACTCCATTTGTCCCGCTCGAAACCCGGTCAACGTCCCTCCTGAGGGAGCAACTCTCATCCCTCCCCCAAACTCATTGAACCATAAATTGTTAGCCTTTCGATCTTGCCGAATTTCCATAGGCCATAATTGCTGGAATTCAGGAGAGGTCACAACCCGCTTGATCTCACTTGAGTTGTTGAGAATCAGATCGTCTGAGCAACTTGTATGAATCCACTTTGACCGGGGGTTGATAGCAAAACCCCAGGCAATGAAAGCGATAACAGCAAGCTCAGTCTTTGTGAAACCGGGAGGGATATTGATGATCAATCGCTTGACCTCTCCCGCTGCAACTTTCATGAGTGTACGAGCAATGATCTTATGATGCTTTGAAAGAATCGCTTTTTGTCCGGTCCTCACCTTGAAGAAATAGCGCCAAAACAAATAAAAATCTTGCTCAAGGCAATGCTTCAAAAGCCTCAATTCATTTGGGGTCCAATCATGAATAAGCTCTTGAGTGCTAGAATTCTGCAAGGAATGTCTCCTCAAAGCGCTCAATTTCCTCAACGGTGAGAGGCTCAGTGACCGCGACACTCGCTGACAAGTGACCGGAAATCTCAACCGCTTTCCTTTTGGCGTAAAGGAAATCCATGAGCTTTGTTGCCGCTTGAAAAGAGACCTCAGCGGGGACAAAATCCCGCTTGAAACGATCATCAGAGGTTACGATCTCAACTATCTCAGCCCAATCCTCAGCGCTGGGCTCATCCTCATTGCGATTGCGCTTGACTAGCTGGTAAAGGCGGGAAGTTTGCCCGGGCCTGGGATCTTGCCCGGACATGAGCTCAGCAAGAAACCTCCCAGGATCGGGGGCTCCTGATTCATCGCAAAACTTGCCCAATTCTTGAGCAAGATCCCATGATCGTTGACCTTTTGTCCTTTTTATACGCTTTCCCATAATCAAGACCGTCTATACCATTATTTAATGAGGACGTAGATCGAGTCAATAGGGAATATCTGAGGGGGAGAAACGGAAAAAAGCGAAAAAAACCCCGGGTCCTATCTTGGATGATCGACGATAGGAGCCCGGGGGAAAACGGTGAACGGGTCTCTTGCGCTAGAGTCCCCCGTTTTTTCGTCTCGCTGAGGATTACTC